TAGTCCTTTTGCCGTTAATGCATGGTATGAGCCAAATCAAGTAGATTCCTCGGGCAATGCCGCTGCGGGAGCAGGGTATATTGACGCAACAACCGAAGAGGCAATAATATCTGCAGAATTCATCAAGGATAGACTTATTGTTTATTTTGAGCGATCTACGTGGGAATTAGTCTATACCCAGAATGAAGTACTTCCATTCATTTTTCAGAAATTAAACACTGAACTTGGAAGTCAATCTACATTCTCCACGGTGCCATTTGATAAGCATGTTCTTACTATTGGTAATACCGGAGTTCATGCTTGTAATGGTAGTAATGTAGCCCGCATAGACCAAAAAATACCTGATGAAATTTTTGAGTTCGAGACTAAAAATAATGCTACCCAGAGAATTTGTGGGATAAGAGACTACTTTGCAGAATTGGTATACTGGTCATTTGTGGCAGATTGGGCACAACCAACGCAAACATTTCCTACATCGATCTTAGTATATAATTATCAAAATGATAGCTGGGCATTGAATGATGACTGTTTTACGGCCTTTGGTTATTTTGAACAGCAAGCAGATATAACATGGGAATCTTCTGCTCCTCAGACATGGGAAAGTTTTGACGGGACGTGGATAAGTGGTGTTATTCAAGCACAACAACGCCAAATTCTTGCAGGAACCCCTGAAGGTTTTGTGCTTAAGTTAGATGTTGATGAGGCAAGAAATGCTCCATCAATGTACATAACAAATATAGATTATACCCTTGCAGCTTTGGGCACTCTTTCGTTAACTATTTACAATAGTAATCTCAGCCCAATACAGACCGAACTTCCTAACGATGAAGATTATGTCTGGATTGAAAATGTGGTTGCTGACACAGGAACCATGACCGCTCTTAATGGCAATATCTTTAAAGTATTAGCAATTAGTTTGGATGGAAATACCATAACTATAAATACCGTTCCCATAACTATGGGTAATTATCTTGGTGGGGGAACATGTGCCCGCGTTAATAACATTCAATTGCAATCAAAGGCATTCAATCCTTATGCCGATAAAGATATGAATGTGTATATTCATAAGATAGATTTTGCCGTACAAAAGACCGTAGCAGGTGCCATAGTTGTTGATTATAGAACTTCCTATGCTAATAATCTTATGCTTCATGATGCTGCGGCAACTAATACCATCATGGGTACAGGAATATTAGAAACCTATCCCTACAATCCTCTATTGTATCCACTTGAAACATATCAGTCGCTACTTTGGCATCCAATTTATCTTCAGTCTTCGGGTGAATTTATACAATTAATTATGTATTTTAGTGATTCCCAGATGACTAATGCCGCGATCGCGGGATCGGACTTTGAAATTCAAGCATTTTGTCTCTACACCTTAGCTGTTGGAAGGATGCAATAATGGCGACTTCTTCTAATTATGGTTCATTTGTTGAAACTAATTTTGTCTGGGAAATACAAGAGATTCAACAGGTCGATATTAACTCGCCAGAATTTAGACAGTTACTGGTAAGGCTATATCAGAATATTGGTAAAATGGCCCTCGTGTTAAATATTAAGGAAACTGGACAATATCCGACGCAAGAATTTGTAATTGGCAGTCAATATTTTCCTAATCCGGCCAACAATTCATCGACGGCGGCTTCGCCGGCATTGCGGCAGGAATTACGGAAAACTCTAAATTATACCTTGGCACTTCCAAATACCGGGACCGCAACTATTCCTCATGGAATAACCTGTACTAAGAAGACTTCTTTTACCGGAATTAAAGCGACAGCAAGTGATCAAACGGGCTTTAATTATATTCCAATCCCTTATGCTTCTCCTACGCTTGCAAATAATATTGAGTTGCGCGTTGATGCTACTAATGTATATATAATAACGGGATCAAATCGAAGCAATTTTACGCAGACCTATATTGAATTAAGATATCTACAAACTTAGGAGAAGTAATGGCATATACCGCGCAGCAACAACAATTATTTCAGCCATTCCAAAATGTAAATGGGAAAGGACTGCAACCATTAAAGCCTCAAAGCGGGTTTAATCAGTTCCTTTTTGGGCGCCCAGAATCATTCCAAAGAACACCAACACAAACGCCGCAAGGCATGGAGTTCTTAGAAAGTTTATTATCAGGTGCCAAAACTGGTTTGGAGAATCCTCAGGCGGGATTTGAGCCAATTGCAAATGAGGCGACACGGCAGTTCAATACACAAACAATTCCTGGCATTGCCGAACGATTTACCGCTGCCAATGGTCAACGCTCTTCCGCTTTTCAGGGGGCTTTGGGTGCTGCTGGTTCTGATCTACAATCTAGGCTAGCTGCTTTATCTTCCCAATATGGTCTCCAGAATCGCCAAGGTCTCTTGCAACAAGGCCAATTAGGCTTGACGCCACAATTCGAGACGCAGCATTATGAAGGAACTAACGGAGCTCTTCATTCTTTGTTAGCTGAGCTAATTCCTGGTTTACAGAATGCCGCTAAGAACTATGGTCAATTTTCTGGTAATTCATCAAATTCGAATACATCGAGCGGTATAGAATTGTTAAAGAAAATCCTTCCTTTATTAGTAGGAGCATAAGATGCCTATTCAACAATTGTCCCGTGGGGCAGGTGGTACGGATGCATTTGGACGTCTAGCTGGCCAAGGTATTGGAGGAACTTTATCAAATCTTATAGAAGGAAAAATAAAGCGACTCGGTGATAAGCAAAAAACAGATAATCTTCGCGGAGCATTTCCTAATCTTCCCGAAGAATCATTAAATTATTTGGCTAGTTTGCCTCCTAAAGAACAACTCCAGGTTCTACAGGCTCAAGGAGATAATGAGTTCAAACTTGAAAACGTGTCGCCACAACAGAGACAAGAATTGGCCCAACTATTATCTCACCCAGAAGCGCTTCAAGCATTTAAACCAGAAGAGATCGAACGCCTTAAACAATTCTTATCGCCCCAACAAGCCCAGCAATTAGGGCAAGAAGAACAACCAATAATTCCATTTGCGGGTCAAATTCCATTTATTGAAAGAGAATCAAGCGGAGTGATTCCTGGATTAAATACATTAACATCTGCTGGACAAGGATTCCAGAAGGATCAAAATCGCGGCAATGAAATCCAGAGTTTTCCACAAAAAGGTAATGGAACTATGGGGCAAGCGGGTCCTTTTGAGAACACGCAAACCGAATCGTTCCCTTCATATAAGCCCAGAGGCCTAAATGTTGGCAATATTGGTAAGTCTTCGGGAGCAGAATCGGAACTAGCTCGTGAAAAACATGAACTCTCATTAAGAAAACAAGATTTTGAAGAGCAGAAAAGTTTAGATCCTTTCCTTACTGAAGAATCCAAAGAATATGCTGCACAAGAAGAAGTTGCTCGAATCGCTGAAGATATGCTTAAGACTCTTAGAAAAAATAAATCAAAATGGCCGGGAGCAGTTCCAGGATTTATATCCACGGTAACTAATGGCGCATTTATTCGGGATCCTGAGATTAGAAAATATATAGCGGATGCTGACAAGCTGATTATAGAACTTGGTCAAACACGAAAAGGTGTTCCGAGTAATTACAAATTAAAGCTGGAAGCTTTAGCAAAAGCAAATCTTAGCCAACCAGTTAAAACTCAAGAAGAAATATTACAATCCCTTATAGATAAAAAAGATCGCGTACAAGCTCGCCAAGAATTCATTGAAGAACAAAAAGATCAAAATGGAAATTATCCTCTTGATATTAAACGACGAACTTTGGAATATCGCAAGGCTATTAAGGCTCCCTTGAAGCATACTAAATTTTTTGAGAAATATTACGGGAACGGGACAATAATAGAAGATGATGGCGTCGAGTATGAACTGATTAAAGGTAAATGGGTAGAGGTATAATATGGCAACGATTATAAGAAAAGGAACTTCTGACTATGAAAATCAGAGAAATCCTATTAAATCGAAATCTAAGCCTCAATATGTACCAGAAGCAGAAGAAGAATCTTTGGGTGGTTATGCCTTAAGAAATTTAGCAAAAGTTCCGACGCTTGCGTATGAAATTGGGCGCAC